CACTGCCGAGTGCATCTCCCGTGGGAATCAACCCACAGAGATCATCTCAGATCTCCCTGGCCAAATTAATGGCCAGATCGCTACAAGCGATCAGTCCAGGGCGCCCCTAGAAGGGGGAAACCCACCTCGTTTTGATGCGGACGACACGAGGACGTCCAGCACGTTCCAAGTGTCTCTCGTCGAAACGCGGAAAGGTTCCACGCTTGAGAAAGAACTTGAGCATGGCACCAGGTCCACTAAGGGGATCCTTAGGGGATACCGATGACACCACATGCGCCTTAACCAAGGGAGCATGTAAGTGCTCATCAATCCTCTCTGAATCATAACCTAGAAAGGAGTGACGACCAAGCGCTGAGGAACTTGGATGTACATTAGGAAAGTACTTAAGTACTTTACCAATCTGGACATCCAGCCATCTAGCAGCTCTCCAGCAACCACGAAAATAAAACTGGTTACGAAGAGAGACAAGCGAGATGACCTCAGCAGCGTGCTGCAGTGATGAAGGGAACATACGGCGGACCTTGACAATAGAAACGTCAAGACCTCCATAGTACTCCTTCCCACAGGACTCACGGAATGAACCATTCCAGAAAGACTTGTGGCGACCAACCTTGGCGCAGTAAAGGCCAAGATTATCAATCACTGTATGCACAACGTCAGTGGGGACAATCAAATCATCCCCATAGACACGCACACGGTCACGTAAGGATAAAATATCCTTGCGGACAAACCGGTGTCCTTGCTCTTGCTCACAAGAAAGGACTATGATCGTTAAAAAGACCATAGCCTCAATTGGAAAGCAAAGAGCAGAACCCATAGACGCGAACTTGGACAAGGTAATTATACCATGCCCAGGAACGGAAGCCCGTTCAGTCCGCGAGGCAAAGATAGCCCTCTGGCTAAGAGGGTATCGACGCAACGCAAAATGAACGAGCTTAGAAGGGACTCTATCAGAGGCATCGCTCAAATCAAGCGTAGCCAAGGAACCATCACTGGAACCTTTCTGGGCAAGGAGTTGGTTAGGCTCCTGAAACTCAGAACTGATAAGAGGACCAATGATAGAATCATTGGTCAAACGTGTGATAGCCTCTAGAAGACCTTGTTGTACATATTGTACAGACGAGGGTTCTATTGCTATAACACGAGGGCCCTTCTGCGTCTTAGGAACAGAGACAACCCTGGAGGGTATCTCTGAACCAGGTTCTATGATGTCAACACCATCATCCTCGGAATAAAATCGAGGAGATGGGTGCAAGAATTCCTCATAATCAAAGGATTCTTGCAGACGCTGGGTCCAGTACTTCGTCTGATATCTCCCATTACTAGAGAGATAATCAGCTGTTGCACCGGGACCATGCTTAGGTAAGATATCTCGATCATAGATAAGTTTATCTAGACCGAGGAAAATCTCACCAAAAAGCATAGAAAAGACACGCTCAAATTCAAGTAAATCTGAATCTGAGACGAGTCCTTCCCAGCGGTCGACATCATAATCACACTCGACAAACCTATCAAAAGCCAAGCGCTCCCGACGGGGAGTACAAGGCAACTCTATCTTGCTGAAGATCAAAGTCAATTGTCTTACAGCAAAAATAGAATCTATTGATGGGTTGTCAAGAAGGACACCAGTACCAGAGTCAAAAACAGACTCCGTGAAACCTCTCAGAAATGAGGGGAGACACGATCCTGTCTTCCGAAAAGGAAGGAAGGATTCGGGAGTAACCATACCCTGGTCCAGACAAAACTGAAAGTCTTGACCAAAGGATGGAAGGGTTATCGTTAAAAACGATAAACCCTCGGATTTGACTCGACCTTGGACGGTATTAACGTCCATGGTGGTGCTAGTGCCGCATCTACTAGCCAATTCATCGGCTAGTATTTTCCAGAGTGTTATCAGGCTTTTCATAAATCCTCCTGATAGAGGTATTTATCCTTAGCCTGTCACACTGAAGGGACACGCTGATGACTACAAAATGCTAGTCAGCAGCGTGATGCCTAGGAAAAGCCCACCAATCGCCAGTATGGCAAAAAGGATTGCCAAAAACTGAGCGTTTGATGTCGCATGATTATAATCATAATCACCGCGCAACGGCTACCTCCTTTCAATGGAAACTAGCATAAGTCAATGCTAGTATGATGTTCATGAAGAGGAATTGGAAGATGAGAAACCTCACAGAGGTTAACTCTCACCCCCAATGACCTTTTCAGTCACAGAGTACGAAGAAGCTGACAAGAGACCGACAAGTCCCTTGGCAAGTTTCAACGCTTCTGTGCCGGTGAATCCATTGACAGGCCGATCGATGACCAAATAAACGGACATCGAAACGGTTTGTTTCTTGGATTCTTCGAAAACATCGGTAGCCAACTTTTCCACGTCGATCCGCACGAGATGACGCTTACGACCCGCGGCACTCTTATTTGTACTAAGAGTAAGGCGGATCAGGCCATCAGAGGTTTCATAAACAGACTTGTAGTCGCCCGAAGAAACACGATGGGCTTCTACTTCTGTTTCTGTCTCCTCTTTGAATTTCTGTGGATCGGTCAGTGCCATAGGCACACTCCTTTTGGTGGTCGTAGCTGGATAGCTACTGTTGCAGTAAATCTGCTACAGCAAAGTTAATCCCAATGCTGCGGCAATGGCCAACTGTGTAGGTGACAAACCTTCAACAGTCAAGCCAAATCCAAAGGGGTTTGCGGCGACCCTACGTTTCGTGATTACCTCGTAACCACGAAAACAAGGTCCGAATTGGACCCGATCATATTCCTTAGGAGAACCACCTGGGTTCTTTCTAACGATAAGAGAGGGTCCATCACATTCGACGGTAACGCGTTCGATGGTTTCCATCATCACGTAACCGTACCGCATAACAAGACCGGCTAGTCCAAAATTGCGGACGTTGCTAATAACATCGCCCGTATTTGTGAACCAGTCGACGGCCCAGCTCCAAGGCGTAAGCTCCCAGAGAATCTCTGGGTCCAAGGCAAGGCCATAGAGGGCATCGGCATCACTGCCGAAACCTATGGCTCTCTTCCAGCTGTCAGAGGAAGAGGGTAAACCATAGGTAAAAGAACCCTCAAACCAAACCTTGGATTCCGTAACCATGGAAATCCTACGACTTGGCGCAGGCACTTCAGAATTGATAGAGGTATTGTTGATCCCTATTGCTAGGGGCCAACGGCCACTAGGATTCTGATAGGCATGCGTAGATTGCAATGGAAACCTAAACGTCCGATGAGTATCTCGCCCCTCACCAGCATGATACTGAGTTAACAGATCACGATGGTAACGAGCCGTATGGACAACCTTGCCGATCTCATCGACAAGAGGTGCCCATCCGAACTGATAGTTGAGGTACTCCGAACCTGCAGCTTTAGCTGCAGAAGCTCGGTTACGCCAGGACTTTATCCCAATGAGAGAAGGAACACCCTCTCGAAAGGATTCAGCCAAGGTAACACCGAGATCGGATGCTGGGTTAGTCGGCGCACTGAGACTAACAGCAGTGGCACCCTTGGCGTTCATGGAGTCGGTTTCCCGAGCTCCAAGAGCACCAGAGTAGCCAGAAGCTGCGAGCTCAGAGCCAGAGATGTCCTCAGGAAGAATTGGTCCACTATACAAAGTATCGTGGAGTCCAGTTCCAACGACGACATCTTTCACGACCGATGGTTTCAAAAACGGTCGCGAACGGCTCGTGTAAAACGGGCCGCCTGCATCGTAATGACCAAGTGAACGGTTAAAACGATGGCTAATCGATTCAGTTATCTGAATCTCCTCACCAAAGGTTTCGGTATATCCGTCATTATTGGATACACCGTCATCACGAAAGGAAGAAGGAACAGAAAGTTTAACTTTCGAATTCCTTTCCCTTAAACCTTCAGAGGACATTGCAAAGCTCCCTTCTTGGAAAGACAGGATTACTCCTGTCAGTGGATGATGCACTGCAGGCCCCCAAGACATTGTACTAGACTAATACAATGTCTATACAAG